GGTGTACGGCCCCAACGAACTCCAACATCTACAACAGTTGCGTAGGCCACAAAATCACTACCCTTCTAGCTTAGAAGATGCCTCGACCTTAGCTGCTTTGCGGGGAGCCGGGGCAGATTTAACCACAACCCACTGACCTGACGCAATAAACTTATCAGCTTCCTCGACGCTACACTCAGCCAACCCGCCATTAATAGCGTGTCTAATTTTCATAATGCTCCTTAATGAGCGGTGGAGGGGCCGGGATCGCCGGCCCCTCCAACCAACTATGCGGTGACGACGTTAGTCAGCTTGACAAAAGCGTCCTTGTCATTGACCAGTGCGGCGTACTCAGCCTCAACACGGACAGCAACAAGGTTGTTCTGCCACAGCGACGTAAGGCCGGAACCATCCTGGGCGACGGAAAGATCAAGGGTCGCCTGATCCGTAACGTCATAGGAAAGGCCACCGATTTGACCCCAAACAAGCTGGGTCCAGTCTCCCATGTAACCGACAGTGGTACCTGCGGCGACATGATCCGACAAGTAAGTCGGACGGCCCAACACACGGCCCGAACGGAACGGGGCGTTGATATCACCGTAGGTGGCATCAATGAACAGCGGACGCTGAGCATTATCGACAGCACCATTCAGGATCGGCTCTGCAACATCATCGAACAGGGTGCCGTTCCACTTCTTACCTGCGGTAAGCAGCAGCGACAGACCGTTGTTCAGTGCGGTGTAGGCGTTGGAACCGTCAGCGGCACCCTTACCGGCACCCAGCGGATCGGCCAGCGAAACCGACTTGGTGGTCTGCGAAATCGCCGCACCGAACGGATTGTCAACATCATTCAGGATCGCATTGTCGAACGCGAGCGCGATAGCCTCAGCCACCTTGGTACGCATGACGTTCAGATAGTTCAGCGGGTTCGCACGAACAGTTTCCGCAGATGCCACAAAGATGGTAGCGATCTTGTAAGGAACAATGTCCTGCTTGCTGAAGTCACCCTTAGTGACAGGCTTCTTGCCACCCTCAGCGGTCCACTTCGCGGTCACATTGCCGGTCCAGTGGGGGATGCGAACACCGGAAGGTCCCATAGGAATCTTCTGTGCAAGCTGCTGAACGATAGAAACCTTCTCTACCTGGGCGAAATAGTCCTGAGCAACGGAAGGCTCAAGGAACCCCGAAAACATAGCATCAGTGGTCTGAGACACATTGGTGCTAGTCGGGGCGGTGGTGGGTGCCGGGTAACCGGCCTGACCAACCTTGGGGTTAACACCCTTGGCGAGTGCCATAATATATACTCCTTAAATAGAATTTAACGAACGCCCACAATTTTCTTGAGAGATTCAAGAAGCGGATCGCCGTTCAAGGGGATCGAATTGCCCGACCCCTGTGATGGGTCAACCGGACGGTCCCTAGCGGGAGCCTTACCGATCAATGATTTAACCCGTTCAACACTCTCCGAAACAGTAGTCTCATCATCACCCTGAACAAGTTCAGCGACAGTCATAACATCCTCAGTGGGGATACCGGCTGCAAGAATGGCTTTCAACTTGACAAGCTCCATCTGCCGTGCCGACAACTCTGACTGAATTTCCCCGAACTCGGAGTCCTTAGCAGCCAACTGGGATTCAAACTGTGATTGCAGGTCGGTCTTAACTTTCTCGACCGCCTCATTGCGCTCTGTGCGGTACTTAGCCGCTTCCTGACGCAAACCCTGAACATAATCAAGGCTGAATGTTTCCTGCTTAACAGCCTCTTGCTGCTGAGGGGTAACAGTTTCAGTAGTAGTATCTTCGGACATTTGTTTGCCTCCTGGGCGTTAGTAAACCCCATCCAGGGGTTTGTGACGGGCCGGATCAAGCAACCTGCAAGGCTGCCCAATCAGACGACTTAATTTCACCGCTCTCAATCATCTGCCTAAGCTGATTAATAGTTTCACGGTTATCGGTGGTCTTTTTCCACCGCCGCTCCTTAAAGGAGTAGTATTTTTTATCGGGGTTAGCTTCAAGTTCCTTAGTGGCACGTTTACCCGCCTTGATCCAAAACTGCAACGCACGATCAGCGGCCTCGGCACCCACCCATTTAGTTTCATGGAACACCGGAACAACTTTACAATCACAGCCTGGATGCCACTCATTCATAGCGGCGTTCACCGCATCGTCGGCAGTCAAAATGTCTGGGTCATCCGCATTCAAACCTGCCTTACGGGCAGACTCATACACCGGGCCGCGAGACACCAACATCAGACACCACGAACAAGTCTCCGCACCGGTAGCAACCCTAGCCCAACCACGAACAGCACCGCCGCCCCTGACGAGGGACGGCGACTTAGCGACGGCTATCTGTTTATCAATCTCATCCCAAAACGCATCAAGGCCAACCTTCTGCTCCGCAGGTTCATCCGGTTGAGGAACCTCATCCAACTGGAAGTCAGCCTGAACCGTGTGAATGATCTGCCTGCGGCCACCGTTCTCAACTGAACGTTGAACCTGAAGCTGCAAAGCTTCAAGGGCTTGCGGTGGTGCCTCCGCACGGGACACAGCTTTACGGGCCGGTTCCATATCCTGAACGAACCAACTGAACTCATACTGCTCAAGTTCACGGGCAATATTCGGGACCTCGGGATGCCACAAGTCGCGCTGCTGATCGTAGAATGTGCGAGCCAACTCCGCTGACTCATCACGGCCCTGCTTCACCGCCGGCCACAGCAACTGCAACAAACCCAACCAATCCTTAGGGGTCAGCGGGATGCTTAGAAAAAACTTACCGAACCCCGCAACATAGTTGACAACCCCAGCGGTAATTGTAGCTTGGAGTGCCGCATACTGCTCTGGTGTCACGACTCAACCTTATCCGGTGGTGGTTTAGCAGGTGTTGCACCCGGCGCAGCCGGTTTACCTGGCAACTCCGCCCCACCTTGTGCGGCCATACCTGTAGCCATAGCCACCGGGGATTCCTGAGCATCCCAGACAGCCATTTCCTCACGCTCCGCAATACTGTAACCCATATCAATACGGGCACGTTCACGCGGAATCACACCAAGACCACCAGCATACAGTTTAGCGGCGGCATCAGCCTTAGCAGCATACGTCGGAGTAGACGGGTCACGCCACACAGTCTCCAACCGGTAATACTCAGGCGGAATATCCCCGCCCTTCATAGCCCGATATGCGATACGCATAGCTTCCTCCCACGCACCACCAAAAATCTTATTCTTCCGCTCAGTCTTTTTCACCAGACGGGACTCAGAAGAACGGATAGCCTCAGCAGAAGCAGGGTTCTCAGAATTAGTGGACAGATACTGCGGAGGCAACCCGGTATATGCGGCAGCCTTACGATCCAACGCATCCAACGCCTCAACAAAATTCCTAAGCTCAGCAGCAGAAAACTGTTGCGCCTTAGCGTCAGGGTCCTCAAAGGCGAGGATTCTCGCAATGTAAGCGTCGAACAGTTTCTCGCCAGTCTCAGGATCGACACCGATATCTTCCGGCTTAACACCAAACAGCAGCCGCTGCGGGATCGCCATAATCTCAGCCGTCCCCTGCATGTCCATCAGGATACGGGCCGCAGCATCAGTGACCGACCGTAGCTCGGGTGTAATCTCAGACGTACCATACGGGTCAGACAATCGGGTGCGGTTCTGCAACGGAACCACCGGCACCAACATCAAACCATGCGAAATCTGATTCAACACCACCCACGCACCCTTATCCTTAACCCACTGGATCGTCTGATCCGGCAGATACAAGGTGGCCGACACAACCGTCGAACCGTCATCCGAATACACAGCCCTGATAGCTTGGGTGACACTCTTAGTGCGAGGATCAATCGTCGCATGAAGCGTCGTAGGCGGCTCAACCCTAATCAACGGAATGTCAGGATCAACACCCAAATCTCTTTATCCGCCTCATCTTTACCGGCAACGCGGAACCCCTCAATCTCCTGCCGCTCTGCGATTGAATCGACGTAAAGCCGGGGATAGCCCACATGTGCCAGCAAACCACGCATATTAGGTGGTACAGCGATACCGATAGCGTCCGGTCTGCGAACAGAATCATAATACTGCTTGGCGTCCTTCAAACCTTCCTGAGCCTGATCGAACGCATTCAACATGTCATCTCTGGTTGCATCAATTGATGCTGACGGTGACCCGTCATTCATATACCCATTGGGTGCGTTCTGTTGTGGTGAAGTCATTAGCTAACCACCATTGCCTTCCTCGACCGATTCTTCTTTGACATAAGGTAATCCTGACGACCACCAAACGCCAACACGGCGGCGACAGCGCAGTCAATTTTACGCGACGAATCCTTACTCGCCTTACGGATACTGATAGAATCAAACTGTGTAGGATGCCTACGCGCATTCAAAACGTGCTGACGTAACGTAGGATCACCATTATGGCAAAGCTCATGCTCCCACACAGCATCCAAAAACCGTTCACAATCCAACCCGAACCGTTTAGTTTGGCCGCGCATATCGAATGCGATAGGGTTACCGGGAGTAGCATTAACTTTCATTTTACGTTTAAAGTCCCTACCCCACTGATCGACATAAGCCTCAAATTCCTTCACGTCAGCCCTGAACGCAACCACATCATAGGCACTGAACACGTTACGAACATGGTTATCCACATCCTCACGCGGAACTTCCTCATTGTGATAGTTGTTAGGGTTCCACACCTTGATGGGGAACAGGGCACCATCCTCGACCCTGCACGCCACCAACGCCGTCCAGTCATTCGACTTAGACCCATCAAACCCCAACGTGATCTTATCGCCCTTAGTTAACGTAACATCCGACCTGACAGCATCCCACTCATATGGTGCGATCCAAGAATCCTCGGAGGCATTCACCTGATTCAAAAACTTGCGGCGAGATTCAGTGATCGGATTCTTAACATCCAACACCGACTCAACGATAGTTTCAATCGGCAACCACAACGAATCCCCGCGAGCAATCTCCAACCCGGCACGCAACCGTTTCACACCAAGCTCATACCCCTCAGGGTCCTCCCGCTGCGACGGAATCTCAGACACCGGAGTATCAGCCGGTGCCTCCAACGCATCATACAAGGTGCCCACATCGACAGCCTGACCTGCCTGCACAGCCTGCCACGCCTCATAATCCCTTTCGGCGACAGAATCCTCACCAGGAATATGTGCGTTACAGATCGACAATGTGCGTGAACCAGCGATCTTAGTGACATTACCCTCAATCACATTCGCAAGCTCATGCCCATTGTTGGCTTCCTGCCACCACTGAGTCTCATTCTGAATGACCAGCGTAGGACGGTTACCTTCCATCGAATGCGGGGATGACGTTACAGCCTCAATCCTACCACCAGCAGCAGTATAGATAATTGTTTTGTTAACATCAAGGTTGTAATCTTGCTTCATCTTAGACGAAATCATCACCGGAAACAACGACATAGTGTTCTTAGTTTGTTCCTGCGAAACAGCCACAATCTGAACCCACGCCGCATGACGCGGCTTACCCACCGGCTGACCGTCAACAAACTTATCGAACGCTACCGGACCACACAACTCCACCAACGACAACGCGGCAGCTATCGGGTCCTTCCCATGTCCCTTCATCCTACGGAACACACCATTACGGTGACGGTATTTACCATTCTCATCGACAGCATACCACCAAAGGATAAACCTGGCCTGCTCCAATGTTGGCATAAACGGCTCACCAGCATTCCCGCCACCCGGCGTTTTAACGTAGTCAGCCCACCAATTTAGAACATCCCAACCCAATGTGTGTTCAGGTAAATACCATTCACCGCTTTTCAGTTTACGCCACGTCGGCCCGATATAATGCGGTTCAGCAGGTACTAACAAATCTTCAGGTAAAATCATCAATACCTCCCTTCCGCTTTACGACGGCAAACCTTCATTAGCGGTCAACGTGAACGATGTGACCGCAGACCCGGCAACCACACTGATGCGCCGCAAAATAGTTGGGGTTGGTGGCGAGAACGTTAACCCACCTGTGCAGCGTTTATTTTGATCCGACGTGTACTCCCATTCGGCCTGAATGTACGGATGGTCGTCCCGCTCGTTACGGCTTGTCGTGTTGACAAACAGGCGGAACTTCAGCCACTTGACATTCTCGCCGTTATTCGCCCAGTTCTTGCCCAAAGTGATATCTTTGTTCACCACGTCCCAACCGCGTGAGGTGACCAAGTTGGCCGTGATTGAGTCAGTGGTGAACGTAGACTCTGCGGCCACCGACTCATAGCAGTGCCCCTGCATTTTCCATGTCGCAGGAACGGGTGTCAGTTGAGTGACACCAGCATCCGACCAACACTTCAACGTCAGGTATCCGCTGGCGAGCATCCACACCCCGCCCTCAAGGACATAGTTGTTCGCACCCGCCGCGAGATCGACATACGAACGGTTGGAGTACACCTTCGGTATCGACGGAGTGGCCTGCCAGAGAGCAGTACCCGCAGCAACCTTCAAAGTTTTACCCTCGTCGGCTGCGGTGATAGCAGGAACACCATTACCCGCCGCGCCCGTAGGGCCGGCAGCACCACCATTGATCGGCAGGACGCGGATAACCCAACGGACAGACACAGACTTCGGGCGGGTTTCAGGATCGCCACCAGCGAGCGTCACCGTGTGGGTGTGCGCCCCATCCGCCACAGCATTCATGTAGCCTTCAGCGTTACCGCCAGGCCCGACAGCCAGATCGTGCCCACCCTTATCGGTGACAATAGGCCGCCAATCGTCGGTGAACCCATGCCGGTGAGAACCAGCACTGTTAGCGCGGCAGACGAGTCGTATCCTCCTGCACAACACCCGCAGTACCCTCACCGCCACGCGCACCCGCGCCGCGCAGGAAGTATCCTCGCAAATCCGGCAACGCGAACGTAGACGTACCATCAGCGGCGGTGCCCGCGTTGTACTTGTTGCCGATGACCGCATACAAGTCGGCATACGTTGTCACCGCCAAAATCTGGCCTTTGCATTCCAGATAGTCGGCGGGGATGGTGTCCAGCGCCCACGGAACAATCTCACCGACACCGCGCTTCGTCGGGGCGGCCCACGCGGGCACACCCTTGACGACGGTCATCACCTTCTCGTTGTCGGCGGTGGTGACCGCCGGGACGCCGACACCGGGTTTGCCTTCCGGCCCGACAGCGCCACCATTGACGGGGAGAACCCTCATCACCCAGCGGACAGACACAGACTTCGGGCGGGTTTCAGGATCGCCACCAGCGAGCGTCACCGTGTGGGTGTGCGCCCCATCCGCCACAACATTTATGTAGCCTTCAGCGTTACCGCCAGGCCCGACAGCCAGATCGTGCCCACCCTTATCGGTGACAATAGGCCGCCAATCGTCGGTGAACCCATGCCGGTGAGAACCAGCACTGTTA